GGCTATCTTTAGTACCGGTCAATCAGTAACGTTGAGTGGATGCGGCTCAACTTATAACGGCACGTACACAATCACAGGCACAATGCCCTGGAGCGCCGGTACGACTAATAACTTTCCATCGATCGCTTGGAATACCTACAACTGGAATTGGCCAGCCGGTTATAGCTTTATTCAATTCGCAAAGACAAACGCGAACCTTAACTTTACCCGGGTACTTCCATACGGAAAGGCCGAGGGCGTAGATACAAAGACAAACAGCTACGCAACTACCCCAGCTGTACGCGAGGCCGCGATGATTCTGGCTGTAGACATATTTCAAGCTCGCCAGGTATCACAGACCGGCGGCGTATCAATCGATGGATTCAGTCCCTCACCGTACCGTATGGGTAATTCAATGATCGGCAAGATCAGAGGCCTCATAGCAGGTTACCAAAATCCAAACAGTATGATCGGGTAGCTGATGACCGCACCCATTACAACCCTACGAGCTACGGTAGCCGCCGCTTTGGCTAATCCGAACGCTTGGAATACCTTTAGTTTTCCACCGCCAACAATCACGGCCAACTCTGTAATCGTGGCTCCGGCGGATAATTACATTACGCCAAGTAACAATACATACGCGACTATTGCGCCGCTTGCTAACCTAAAAATTATTATGACGGTACCGATGTTCGATAACCAGGGCAACCTTAACGGTATCGAAACCTTGGCGGTTGCTGTGTTTAATAAATTAGCCTCATCAAATATCGTTATGAATATTGGCAGTATGTCGGCTCCATCAGTACTCGAGGTACAAAGTGGATCGTTGCTAACTGCCGATTTCAATATCTCAATACTCACGAGCTGGAGCTGACAATGGCATACACAGAGGACGATCTAAAGTTTTTGCGAAAGATCGGGCAGATCGTAGACGAGCCTGAACCGGTCAAAGTAGCAAAAGCAAAGACACCAACACCAACACCAACAACCGAAAGCGAGGAATAGGCGATGGCCGTATTCTTATCAAATGGAGTGGTCGTAACCCTTAACTCGGTAGACCTTTCCGATCACGTAACAAGCGCAACAATTAACCGAGTCTTTGAGGAGCTCGAAGTCACAGCGATGGGAGATTCCAGTCGACGTTTTACTAAGGGACTGGAGACCTCAACCGTGACTCTGGACTTTCTGAATGACACAGCTACTTCCGAAGTTTTGCAGACTTTGCAAGGTGCCTGGGGTACTACAGTGCCTCTAACGCTAAAGCAAACAAGCGCAACTATCTCGGCAACCAATCCGGAATATCAGACAACGATTCTGGTAAACAACACCACAGACATCAACGGCGCCGTCGGAGATATCTCAACCCAGTCGATCACTTTTACCTGCAACTCTCCAATCGTTGTAGACACAACCGTATAACCAACCAGACAAGGGGCACACTATGTACAGACTCAAAATAACAAGGGCTACAGGCGAGGTTAGTGAGCACGACATTACGCCGCGTATTGAGTACCTGTTCGAGCTACATACAAAGAAGGGCTTTCATAAAGCCTTTCGCGAGGATGAAAAGCAGGGCGATCTTTACTACCTGGCTTGGGAATGTCTAAAGGCATCCGGCGAGACAGTAAAGATGTTCGGCGTTGATTTCCTCGATTCATTAAAAGAGGTGAACGTTTTATACGATGAGCAACCTTTAAGCTAGGGCGCGATACCCGAACGTACCAGATAGCCCAGTTATCTATACGGCTCGGGGTCGCGCCTCAAGCGATATTGGATCTCGATAGAACTATGTACGACACGTTAATACAGGTATTAAACGATCAAGCCAAGGAGGCCGAAAATGCCAGTCGCTCTAAAAGGCGTACGCGAAACGGTTAAAATGCTCCGCAAGGTTGATCCCGAAATGCTGAAAGAGATGAACGCCGAAGTCCGCGCAGCTATGATTCCGATCCGGGATAAGGCTCGCGGCTTTGCGCCTTCACCACAACCAGACAATCTTTATATGTGGGCCGAGGGTTCACGCGGTAAACAAATTACTGCACGTAATTCTATGTTTAGAACCTTTAACACTGAGGGCCGCTTGCGTATGTTCCCTTTGTACGATGCCGAACTTGCCAAGAAGGGTATCTATTACTCACAGGCACCGAGCAAGCGTAATCGCAACGGCTGGCAAGCTTTGTATTACGTAGCCAACAAATCCGCTGCCGGTTCAATCTATGAAACCGCTGGCCGTAAGAATCCAGGCGGAGACCCTAATAGCCGCTCTAACAATCCTGGCGCTGGTGCTCACTTCATCAGCCGAATGGGTCCGCTCTACGGTGACAAACAAGCCGAGCGTGGCCGTATGATTTTTAGAGCTTGGAAAGAGGACCGGGGCAAGGCCCAGGATGCGGTCGTAATGGCCATCCTGAAAACGATTGAAAACTTTAACGGGAAGGCTGCATAATGGCCAATCTACCTAATCTATTAGTTACCGCCGCTGCGGAGTGGAATGGCAAGGCGCTCACCAAGGGCGAGAAGCAGATCAATGCCTTTGGTAAAACCGTCAAAGGCCTGGGCCGTACGTTAGGCGTGACCTTTAGCGCGGCTGCACTATTGAGCTATTCAAAGAAGGCTGTATCGGCATACGGTGAACAGATAGCCGAAGCCAAGCGCCTCGATACCGCTTTACGTAACCTGGGCTTCTCGTTTGCAACGGCAGAGGCCGAGGGTTATATCGATGCGGTTGAACGAGCTACAGGCATCAATCGCGATCAGCTACAGCCGTCCTTTATTGAACTGGCTCAACAGACAAGATCGACAACCGTGGCCCAGTCACTGCTAAACACCGCGCTGGATATTTCAGCCGGTACGGGTATGGATTTAGCCTCGGCCACTAAAATATTAAGCCAGGCGTATGTGGGTAATTACAAGGGCCTAAAACAATTAAACCTGGGTTTAACCAATGCCGAATTGGCCTCTAAGTCATATTTAGAGATTGAGAAGTTAATCGCCGCGCAATATGCCGGACAATCTAAAGAGGCTGCTGACTCATACCAAGGTTCACTTAACCGCCTCAAGATCGCGGCTGAACAAGCTAGCGAACAGATCGGCCAGTCTTTAGTATCTGCGCTTGGCACTTCATCCGGTGGTATGGATAAATTGATCGACAAGGTAGACAATGCCGCTGATTCAATCTCGGGCCTAATTACTAACGTCGCTGTATTGAGTAAAGATTTAGGCAACCTATTTTCTAACTTGCCTGGTGCAGGTGTCCTCGACAACGTTAGCCGGGCCGTACAAAATCGCTTGGGTAAGTTATCTATTGGCAACCTACGTAACCAGGTGGATAAATTACTTGGCCGCCAGGGTGGATTCCCGCAAGGCGTACCGCAGGATATTAAAAACTTGCAGGCAAACGTTGAAAAAACCAAGATGGACAAGGAAGCCTTAAAGCGCCAAAAGGAACTAATCGCATTACAAAAGAAAGCCCAGATAGCCGAAAAGAATAAGTTAGCTTTAACCAAGGCAGCGGCCGTCTTTGATACAACCCGTATATCTATCGCGGCGGCTTTAAAGGCAACCTACGACAAGGAGACCTTGTTACGCCTTGAAGCGCTTATGGCCATTGAGGATGAGAACGGCGAACTGGCGCTTAAAAAGATTAATGAACTGGCTACCTTCCAAAAGAACGCTGATCTGGCTAAATTGGCTGGCATCAAGCAGATTAGCGATGCCGCGCTATTGGCTATTAATACGCAGCTATTGAATGAATTAACGGCGATTGACAAGTCTAAGATGGCTGAATCTGAAAAAGAATCTGCCCGTCAAATTGCGTTCGGTAAATACAACGCTGCCATTACCGCTGCCGGTGAATTGGCTGCTAAGGAGAGTTACAGCGAGCGCGTACAGATTCAACTTACAGAAATCGCCAAGCTTGCATCACTCAGCAAGACATCAAACGCGGCTACAGTCCTCGGTAAACTTCGCGAATCCGAAGAGTTAAATATGATTGATCGCGTAGCCAAGGCACAAAAGGCAGCCGATGATGCGCGCTTAAAGGCATTACAAGAATATATAGCCTTATTAGGAAAGATCGGCACTGGTGGAAATCTAGGCGGTTTGACTCCCAGCGGCGTGGGTTCACTTATTCCTAAAACGACCGTTATAGATACCGTTGAGAAAATGGCTGAGGCAACTAGCAAGCTAGGCAAGGATGTAACTATCTTTGATCTATTTCCAACTTTAACTGAGGATCAGCAAAATGATCTTGGTGGATATAGCCCTACGATGAATTACGGCGGAGGTTATCCGGCTACCTATAATATTAAGATTGAGTCAGGTATTGGTGACCCTGAAGCAATCGCTCGGGCCGTCGAGGATGTACTTAACCAATCCAGTTATCGCGGTACATCCGTCAATCGTGGCTCCGGGATGTATATAGCGTGAGCGCCTGGCTGCCCGAGTGGCGTATAACCGTCGGTACGACGGTGTACACCAATGTACTGAGCGTAAATATGGCAACGGGTCGCGATGATATCGATCTGCAGTGCAACGCCGGCTATGCCCGTATGGAGATCGTGAACGTAAACAATACGGCCTTCGATATTGACGTTACCGACATTTTGACTTTAGAACTAAAGAACAGCTCAGGCACGTACGTACCCGTATTCGGTGGCACCGTATCGGACTTCGGTATATCCGTACGTTCGCCTGAAGAGGTAGGGTTTATAACAATCGGTAATATATTGGCCGTCGGTTCCCTGGCTAAATTGACCAAGGCCTTG